CTAACGATTAGGTTTTGATTGATATTTGAATAACGACTCACATGGTTTGCTATTCGGTATGCTTTCAATCGTAATCATTTGCTATTCGTGGGTCCTTTCCGGGTGTAACGAATGGGGTATTATTCGTACCCCGGCAAACACTAACATATGCACAAAAAAATTCACTTACAATCCAAAAAAATTTGCTATTCTATCACGCAATACCTAGATGCGTCAGGTCGTGGCGGCCTTGTAAGCCCTTACAGGGTGTGCTTACAATGCCCAGAGCACCCGCAAGCCATGACAAAGCCCACAGACCAGAAGCCGCTAAAAACGGGCTTAGCCGTTGAGCTATGGCCCCTAGACCGGCTTCCCCCGTACGAGAACAACGCCAGAACGCACAGCCCTGAGCAGATTGCTCAGATCGCGGCTAGCATCCTTGAGTTCCGCTTTACTAACCCGATCCTGGCGGACGAAAAGGGAGTCGTCGCTGGCCACGGGCGGCTCCTGGCCCTCCAGCAGCTATGGGACGCGGGCGAAACCGTCAGGCTGCTAAACGGCACGGTGATCCCGCCCGGCATGGCCCCTACGATCGATTGCAGCGGCTGGAGCCCCTCCCAGCGCCGCGCCTACGTCTTGGCGGATAACCAGCTAGCGCTAAATGCCGGGTGGGATACGGAGCTGCTGCAGATAGAGGTAGCGGCGCTAAACCTGGCTAATTTCGATATGGGATTGCTTGGGTTTGATTCTGATCGAATTGCAGGGTTGCTTGATCCCGAAGGCATTAACAAGCCAGCAAAAGAACACGAAGGAGCCGAAGAACTAAACGAAGAAGAGTTTAGTGAATTTGAGCACGCATGCCCACGTTGTGGATTTGAGTTTAATGGAAAACAATAGGCTTAGGCGATTCCACGGACTATGGAATCTAACAGACTTAGCTACTGTTCCTAAAAATGGTCTTACAGCGTTTTCGTGTTTTCACTGTGGCGGTGGGTCAACGATGGGTTACAAGCTGGCAGGTTTTGAAATGCTTGGCGGTGTAGAGATTGATCCAGAAATGATGGCAATTTATCGAGCAAATCATAAGCCAAAACACAGCTACCTAATGGGAGTGCAGCAGTTCAATGAGCTGCCGCTGCTAAGCCTGCCGGATAAGCTAAAGAATCTTGATTTGCTAGATGGCTCGCCGCCATGCTCAGTGTTTAGCATGGCTGGCAAGCGTGAAAAGAAATGGGGCGGCGAGCATCACTTCCGCGAAGGCCAGCAAAAGCAGCGGCTTGATGATTTGTTTATGCACTTTATTAATGTAGGCCAGCGGCTACAGCCAAAGGTGATTGTAGCTGAAAACGTCAAAGGGCTAATCCTTGGCAATGCTAAGGGCTATGTAAAAGAAATTTTTGCAGCGTTCCGAGAAGCTGGCTACGAAACACAGCTGTTTCTGTTCAATGCTGCGCGGATGGGTGTGCCGCAAGCTAGGGAGCGGACATTCTTTATTGCGCGGCGGCGGGATTTGGGGTGGGAGAAGTTAAAGATAAGGTTTGACGAATCGATAGTTACCGTGCGCGATGCCTTCGCTAAGACAACCGGCAAAGGTGCTCAGCTTCAAGGCAAGGGTCTTGACCTTTACAAGGCGACTATTCCTGGAAAATCACTTGCAGGTGCTGCCGGCGGAAGCTGGTTTACATGGACTCGCCTTGCTTGGGGCCAACCCGCTAATACCGTTCACTCCGGCCCTGCTCAGTTGCACCCGGAAGAACCCCGGCACTTAAGCAGTAGCGAGCTTGTACGGATTCAAAGCTTTCCTGACGATTACAGCTTTTGCAAAGTTGACCCACGTTACCTATGCGGCATGTCCGTCCCCCCCTACATGACGCAGCGCATCGCGCTAGAAATCGGCCGGCAGTGGTTCGGGATTGAATACGAGCCGTGAACCTCCAGGCCTACGCTAACCACCGCAAGGCCCAGGGGCTCCGTGGCGTGAGCCATGTGGCGGTGCTTAATGCGATCAACGAAGGGCGCCTAACAGCCCCCGCAGTGCGCCGCGAAGGCCGCAGCTGGATCATTGATCCGGCCCTTGCTGATGCCCAATGGTCTGAGCGGACGACTCAGGGAAGCATGGGCGCTATGGGCGTTGGTAAGGCCTACTCACAGCCTTACCCGTCACCGGATCAAGTATCACAGATTAAAGGCGTTCCCCCGTTGGCGGTAAGCAAAGGAATAAAAGCGGCAATAGAGGCTCAGCTAGCGCAGTTAGAACTACAAAAAGCGCAAGAAGTCCTAGTCTACCGCGACGACTACGACCGCGCCAATATGGCGGTTCTAGCACAGCTAAAACAAAGAGTAGAGCGAATTGCGCCACTTCTGAGAACTAGAGTCCCAATGCTTGACATAACAATATTTGAGGAAGTAGAGAGACTAGCAAGAGAAGCGCTAGAAAGTGTGGCAAACTACGACTACAGCGAATTAGCAGAATGATTACAAGAGATGTCCCTTCGATTGCGTCAAGCATAGCGCAATTTTTTAAGCCAAGAGAAAAGCTAAACGGGTTAGAATATGTAGAAAAATTTGGATATGTAACAGGTTCGGCGCTGTCCCAAGGGAAATGGCACACAAGGCCATACCAGGAAAGATGGTTTACTTGGTTTACGGATCCGATTGTTGAAGTGTTTTGGTGTATGAAATCCGCCCGGATCGGATGGTCTAGGGCAATTATTGTAGGGTTTCAACAGTATCACATTGAGTACAAACCATCCCAGATCATGGGATTGTTTCCTACAGATACGGAAATAAAAAAATACGCAGCAGAATTTATAGACAAGCATTACGATAAGAATTCTGGGGCCCCATGTTGTCGTGGGCTGCTATCGCCAAGTGGATCTAAGACTGGTGAAAAGAATACCTACGACTACAAAGTATTCAAGAATGGCGCGGTGCTGGATCTGGCAAGTGCGGCAACACCACGTTTTGGCCGAATGGTTGAACGGTCGATTATTTTTTTAGAAGAACCTTCAGCTTATGGCGCAATCAGAGAGGGAGACATTTTAAAAATTTTGTTAAAAAGAGCTGCAACCGCTCCTGATCCTAGGATCTGTGGCGGGGGAACACCTGTCGAGCTTTTTGATTATACTCATGCTGGATACTTAAAAGGAGATCAACAACACAGATATTACCCTTTCCCGTGCTGCGGGCATTATCAAGAATTGACGATGGAAAAACTTGTAAAAGAAGGGCAAGATTATGGAAAAATGAGATGCGAGAATTGTCAAACGCCTATTGAACACTCGTCTCTTCCGGCTATGGATCGCCACGCTGGCTGGGCGTGTCCGCTAATGGTGGAGCATAGACGCGAAAATCAGGTCTTGCGCAATGGCCAGGTGGTGTGGGAGTCACAGCACGCATGGGCCGCGATGAGTTACGAACGCGGTGCAGCGTGGCCGTTGATCGCGGAGGAATATAACGATGCGTTGCGCGAGTTAAGAAAGGGCAATTCTGATCCGATGCTTACGTTTAAGAATACGGTTGAAGGTGTGCCATGGCAAGATGAGATCGTTTTAAAGATTGGCGCTGAAGGTCTCGCAAAAAGAAGATCGGATGATAAGGCGGGGAATGATTATGAGCCCAATGTTGTGCCAAATGGCGTGCTGCTTATCACAATAGGGGTTGACGTGCAGGGTGGTGACGATTCGTTGGGGCAAGGGTTGCATATTCACGTGTGGGGAATGGGGCGCGGTGAGGAGCGCTGGCACCTGGCCCAGCATGTGATCGATTGCGATCCTGCCCGAAAGGGAGTAATTGCCGAAATGCTGGATCCGTTTAGCACGTCTACATGGCGCCGCGAGGATGGCGCTGAGCTTCCAATGACAGCTGGGGCTGTAGATGATGGCGGCCACGCGAGTGAGGAGGTGAGAAGGTTCTGCGCAGCGAATACGGGCCGTTGGATTGCGTGCAAAGGGCAGGGGACAGAATTGTTCAGGAAGGGGACTCAGCCAGTTGGGTTTAAAAGCAAACGCAAAGGAGGCGCACAAGCCAAGGATTTATTTCTTTACAATGTTGGCTATGAGCCAAGCATTGTGCTGTGGAAGAACCGGCTAGGAGTAGATCAGCCGGGGCCCGGGTACGTGCACCTAGGACAGGGCACTAGCGACCAAACACTGAGTGAATTATTCCCGTGGAAGCGTGTGCGGGTGCAGGGAAAACTCACTAAATCTGGCTTGCCGGTTTATCAGTGGGTTCGTCCATCAAGCGCCAGGGATGAAGCCGGAGACTGTGCCAGACTGGCCTATGCGGCGTTTCAGTATGTTTGCACGCTCAACAACCCACGCCACTTGTGGGATCGGTTAGAGGCTCGTGCGCTGGCGAGTCGGCCTGGGGCGACAAGCACCGAGCCATCGCCATTGCTGAAGGGCCTGAGATTCGGTTAAGCTGCTGTAATGGCAACCCTTGCAGAACTGGAACAGCGGCTAGCCGCCTATAGGCAGGCAGAGCTAGATGTGCTCACCAAGGGCCAAAGCTACGAAATACCGGGCCCCGATGGTTCACGCAAGTTTGGCCGCGCCAACCTGGCGGACCTGCAAAAGATGATCAAGGCCCTGGAGCTTGACATCTCCGACGCGACAGCACGCGGCCAGGGGAGATCCCGCCGCCGTACGCTGGTGCCGTACCCATGAGACGCAAAAGGCGACCCAAGCCTCCGGCTGCGCCATCTGCCCCCGTCTCAATCGCCGAGGCTCCGGCTGCCATGGCGTGGGGGCAGCCTGGAACCTCGGCGCTGTTTGCTCGTGCTGCCTTTGGTGCGTGGACCCCAGGCCTGAGAGACGCGGATGGAACCGACTGGTACGAGCGCAAGGATCAACGTGCTCACTGCCGGGACCTAGATCGAACGGCGCCCATTGCGTCGGCAGCCATCAACCGTCACGTTGAATATCGAGGCGGGACTGGGCTTCATCTTCAATGCGCCATTGACTGGGAAGAGCTGGGAATCACAGAAGAGCAGGCAGGTGAGTGGAAAAAGCGTACGGAAAAGCGCTTCCACATGTGGGCATCGAGCAAGCTCGCCACCGTCTCTGGTGAGCTTGATTTCTATCAGGCCCAAAGATTATCAATTCTTTCTCAAGAATTAAGCGGCGATGTAGGCATTCAACTTGTGCGCAAAGAACGGCAAGGCTGGCCCTTTCGTTTGGCGCTGCAACTGATTGAAGCTGACAGGATCTGCAACAAAGATGGCACCGTGAATACGTCACTTTTACACGAAGGTGTTGAAAGACGCGAGGATGGTGAGATCGTTAAATTTTGGATTGCCAATCATCATCCTGGCAGCATTAACGCAAATTCAAGTCGAGAATGGACAGAGATTAACCAATACGGGCCCAATGGGGAACTGCAGTTTATCTTGCGTAGGCGCATTAGAAGGCCCGGATCAAGCCGAGGAATGCCTCGCTTGGGTTCAATTATTGATACCTTAAAAGGCTTAGACGATTATACTGAGTCGGAAATCACGGGAGCGCGTAACGCGGCCAAGATGGCTTTAGCTGCAACGATGGACACAGATAGCTTTGAGGCTCTTTTTGGCAAAAATTCACCCGACGCAGACCAATACATGAAACTAGCGCTAGCCGCTAGAGAAAACAGCACAGCATGGACTGATGGTCAATTGATCCATCTAATGCCTGGCGAAACACTTACATCACCGACGCCTGGCCGCCCAAATCCAGCTCACAAAGCATTTTGGGAAACGGTTGTGCAGGTTTGCGCAATGGGCGCCGATACT